GATGTGCCGGCGACGACGCGGCCACCTCCTCTGGTCAGCACTGACCCCATGCCCGATGCGACGCTGCGCGACACGAGCGACTTCATGCCCGTTTGCATGACGGCTGAACCGATGGTCCGTGCGGCGCCCGCCTGGGGCCCGATGTACCCGAGCGCCTCGCCCAGCAGAGAAGAAATGGCTTCCCCACCGCCGAACAGGCCTTGCTCGTCCCGGCGGTACGACGTCGGGATTGATGTGCGCGCCTGGATCATCGCGGCCGCCTCCAGGAAGCGCTGGAACGAGCCTTTGTTCTGCAGGCCATCCCGAAGGTCCAGCATGTCAAGCGCCAGTTTCGCGGACTCATCGCCCATCTGCGCCAACTTGCTCAATTCCGAGCGGTTCGATTCGAGAAGGTCCAGCTGCTCGTGCATGCGCTGATCGAATCCAGGATGAGCGGCTTGAAGCTCTTTCGGCAACGGCATCATCAGCCCACGGTCGATGGCGTCCTCGAATCCTTGAGCGGTCTCGGGACCGACGCCGAGGCGCTCCCAGGATTGGTACATGGTGCGGAGACGCCCTTCACGTGCCTGCGTGACCGGCGCAACGGCCAGCGAGCCAAGGGTTCCGACAGTGTTGTAGAGCCCTGCAGAGAAAGAGCCGAGCCAGGTCCTTGAGAACGGCTTGGCCGCTTGGTACAACAGGCCATCCGCTGCCAGCATCTCCCGGTCGAAGGATGATTCATTCTCCTTCAGCTCACGGAGCACGGGCCGGTACATCATCCGGCCGTCCTCGTCCGTCTCCGGCATCTCCAGGACCTCCAGATTCTTGTGCTTCAGGTCACTGGCAAGCAACTTGCGCAAAGCTCCCTGAGAATCAATGTAATCGCCCAAATAGACGGCCAGCTCCTGCTTGTTGCCGCCAGCCCATCCCATAGACCCATCCGCCCCGAAATTCTGATAGGGGTTCCTGGAGGAGTTGATGACCGGTGGCGGGGCCACATTGGGGTTGCTCCCGAACTGGGTCTGCGGCCGGTACCCATTTACGAACCGGTCATCCTGGGCCGCTTGGATGATGCTCTTGGAGATGGTCTCCAGATCCTGAAGACCGCTTGTTCCTTCCTTGTACTCGGGATCATCGACGCGCCGTTGTCTGAAGGCCTCCACATTGAGCTCCACGTCGAATGCGCCACGGCGCATGTCCTTGCCCAATCGCTGGGCGAAATCAATGGGGTTGAAGCCTGGTTGGCGTGCTGCGGCATCTACCGCTTCAAGGATGTCCACCTTTCCCTTCGGTGGAACACCCCCTTGCTCTTGATCCATAGGGGTCGGTTGTTTGTGCCGACCAAGGTAGAGCTACTCCGTCAACGCACTCCTCCGCCTACCTGATTCTCGCCCGGGCCGCGGATATAGGATGGCGGCCGATAGGGAACCGGGCCGTTCAGGTCGCCTGGCCGAGATTCGATCATGGAGGCTGACGAATCCGGCGGCAAACCCATCGCTTTGCGGATGGAGGCTTCATAATTGGAGCTCGCGGCTCTGCTTTCAATCGCTTGATCGGAAATGGCCCGAAGCTCATCGGGATTGATCTGGAAGACGCCTCTGCGCTGCATGTCGCCAACACTTGCCTTCACTAGCACTTTCACGACCCTTCCGCTTGGCCCGACCCAATTGAATCCCTCCGAGCCTTCCTTAACGCCCTTCGGATAAGAGCCCTTGTATTGCTCAGAGTCGATGCCTATCTCCTGGATGCCATCAAGGCCCTTGACGTAATCCGTGAGCTGCTGCCCCATCTTGGAGGTCGTTTCCAGTTCAACGACCCAGTACGGACTCATGCCGCCCGGTCGATTCGATGGCCACTCCGTCTCACCGTATGACATCTGGTTCTGAATGAACTCAAGGTCATCCGGAATCATCGTGACCTGCGGATAGATGGCTTTCACCTTCAGGCCTTCAGGGATATCCGTGGTGCTGTACGTCTTGCCTCCGTTCGCCATGCGGAACTCAGTGTCCGGGAACACGGCAGAGACCTCTGGCAGTTCATCCACCGACTTGCGATTGCCATCCTTGTCCACGATGCCGGCCTCTTTCTCGATCTCCGTGATCGCATTGCGCGGCAGCTTCTCCGTGTAGCTATCAATCTCACGAGCATCCTTTCCTACGACGTTGCCGTACTGGTCACGCACATCATGCACAATGGTGAGCGGCTGCTTCCTGCCGATTGGTTCCTTGGCTCCCGTATAGGGGTTGTACTTCATGCCGGCACCTACGTTTTGCCACCAAGCCATCACATTCACGAGACCAGCGCTATCACCAGTTCCGCCAACGGTCGGCTTGCGCCCTTTGAGCGAAACCAGGTCTGAGCTGATGAGGTTCGATTCGGAAAGGAAGCGAGCGGCCTCGTCAACGACGAATGCAGTAGCGAAATCCACCTTCTGCGGCTTATCGCCCATCTTCAGCGACGTAGAATGCTTGGCATCGGTGAACGCAGCATTGTAGACTAGTTCAGGGCTGATCGCGCCATTCACCCGGAAGCCGCCCTCTGATGCATCCAGCTTCGAGCGCTCCTGGAAATCATTCGTCCTCGCATACGCATTGATGATGGCCCCGGTCTGTTCTGGACCCATCGTCTTCAAGGAAGCCTTGGCAGCGGCCATGAGCTGCGACGCATTGCCGCCACGTTCCACGGACTGTTTGATGGTCGCTAGCAGTGCGGCGTCAGGCTGGCTTTCCGCATCTTTGATCAGGTCTTGCAGAGCTTTCGCGTTGTCGAACTTCTCCCTAGTGACGCCAGCTTGTCCAAACCGCTCGCCAAGATGCTTCTGGAACTCCTTGACGCTCCCAAGCACGCCGGTGCGGAAGTCGATGTTCTTACCCTCTTTGTTGACGGAGAAGCCTTCATAATCGCGGCGCATCCTGTACAGATTAGCCGCATTCCAAAGTTCGCCATCCGGACTATTCACTGGAAGCCCCCTGCTATCCATGTAAAGAAGACCAGCCGATTCCTCACCGATTTTTTCCATGCGAGCAAGGAGGTCATCTCCTCCTCTCTTATGTTCCTTGAGCAGCTCTACCCGTGCCGGACTCACTGACTCCGCATAATCACGATATGCCTTGGCGAATTCTGGCGTTTTCATGATCGCCTGCGGATTGCCTTGCATCAGCACGTTCTTAAGGTTGCGCTTGGCCGTGATCGCATCATCGTAGGCCCAGGCCACATCATGATGATACCCCTCGAACTTCGGAATGTCCAAGTCCGCGGCCTTCTGCCTGGCGGCATTGCCCCGCTCCACCGCATCCGCGGACATCTTGGCCATCACCATCTGGTTCTCCCGCCAAGGCGAGAAATCCACAGTGATCGGCTTCCAGTTGAGCCAAAGCGGCGCATTGCGCCTGTTCTCTGCAGGACGAAGGATCATCGGATGAAACGGTTGCTGATGTATTTGTAGTCCTGCGGATCATACAGCTTCACGCCGCGCTCTACGCGCTTGGTCGAGGTGCCATCGCCGAAGTAGATGGTGCTGCCATCCCATTGCATCGTCTCGGAGTTGCCAGAGAGGTAGCGTAAGTAGCGGTCGTTGAAGTCGTTCATCTGGCCCATCGCGCCGATCTGCTGATTGCCGGAAGCCCATCCGGAGGTCGCATCGCTGATGCCAGCGAGCGACATGCTCATGCGGTCGCCTTTCTCGCGACGGAAGTTCATCTGGGCCTCCTGATCACGCTCCATCCAGCGCTGCAGCGATTGGTTGTTGTAGAGCCGCGCCTGATTCTCGATCTGTGTATTGGCGCTGCGCTCCTGGTTCTCCACATTCTCAACGGTCATCGCATCCTGCGAGCGCTGGGCAAGGTCCATTGACCGGAGCCCAAGGTCACGGCCAAGGCCTTGCTTGTTCGATAGCGCATAGCCGGCAGTTGCCACGCCAGAAGTCCTGCGACGGTCCAGCTCAGCATTCAGGGCGCTTGTCTTCAGGTCCACCTTCTCAGGCTCGTACTTAGGCGGCTTCGGGATGACCGGCCCTTTCTGCACAGCGTTGTAGATCAGCGAAGCCGTGCCAAGCGCAAGGTTGGCTCCGAAGGCGATATTGTTGGTCTTGTTCATGCCCTCCGTCCCATCGCTGCGGCCAACGGACTTGGGTGACGAGGCGGGTGGGACGGGCGAACTTGTTCCTTTCAATTGAGGATTGAGCGGGGTTGATTCCATGCCGCGCACCGCCATCCGACTAGGGACGGGTTCGCGCTTCTCTCTGAAGTTGGCGAAAGAACGCTCGGGCGCGAGCAATTGCTGACCTACGAGATCAGTGTAGAGCGCTGAGGCATATTGGCCTGTTCCGTAAGGATTTGATGGGGCCCAGTTCGGAGGAATGCCCTCAGGAGGGAGCTGCAATGGTCCGCCATCGGCAAATCCGACAGGAGCCGTTACTGTATCGGAGTTGCTGTGATGAACAAGAGCCTTCTTGTTTATTGAAAGAACCCGTTGTTGATCAATATCGGTAAGACCAAATGGCATTAATCCATTCATTGCCATTTTGACCACTTGATCGTTCGACAACTGCATCGGGTTTTCGTTCTTGAGATGGTCCATTGCCGCTTGGTATCCTTTGTAACTGCCCGGATTACTTCGACTTCCTATAAGACGATGAACCGGCCGCCCCGAAAGAGACTCTCCAGCTAGGAACCTGTACTCCGGATCCATGTAGCGCTCCCTGGTGGCAGCGCTATCTAGTTTTCCAAATTCGTCAAGAGGGGAGTACCGGCTATCAAAGTCAATTTTTCTTTCCCAGGCTTTTTTCTGCTTTGGTGGATCAACTTCTCCTCCATCAGCAAATCCGTCACCATGCTTGGTGTCCGGGTACATCAACTTGGCATAGGAGCCGATGCCTATGCCCACGGCTTCTGCCATCCGGCGCATGGTGTCGTCATCCACGTACACCTCACCACTGGATACTTGGATGGGTCGCCCGCCAGGCGTCATCAGCCTGTCATCGGCCTTCGGATGCCCATCACCCGGAATCACGCCTTCCTGGTGCCCGGTCTTTGAGGCTGGCTTCTGCAGGTCGATTCCGGCTTTGGCGGCATCAGCAACAGCCTTGCCTGCGCGTTCAGCCGGGATCACGTGGCCGACCGGACCTCCATCACCGTAGAATCGCTTCACGGTCCCGCCGCGGGAGAAGGACATGGTCTGCTCATAGCCTCCATCCTGCGTGTACGGATTAGGGTTGGCAGCGACCTGCGCATTGTAGGCATCCTGCGAGATGCTATTCATCAGGTTCCGGTCCGCTTCCAGCTTACGCTTGCGTCCCAGGGAAAGGTCGCCGAAGAAGCCTCCGACTGTGCCGATAGCGGCCACGTATGGATTGCCGGTCGAAAGTCCCGCGTTCAGGCCCATCTGGGTGAACTGGAAGTTGTTCATCGTGTTCGGGCCCGCGCTCGCTGCGCTGGACCCATAAGCCCCACGGTACCGAGATGCTGCGTCCTGTGCCATGATCAGTTGTGTGTTTCTCGCACTTCCGCGGAAGCGCCCATCGCCACGATCTCACCCCCAGCCGTGTACTTGAGCTCCACGTTGCACCAGTTGCCACGAAGGTAGGAGGCGATTCCCAAATCCTGCCCGCCGGCCACCACATCGGCCCGGGGGAACGGCACGTGCCATTGCTGCTCCTTGTACTGCGGACGCTTCCATTCCTCGCTGGAGATGAACGGATTGAGCGTGCACAGCTGATGGTCGGTCCGGACAATCATCGAGCTCGGGGCCGCGCCCGGTACGATGATGGCGAATGAGTCGAAGATCTTCGAGCGGCCCATCGGCTGATTGAAGATGAAGGAGAGCATCGAGTAGGGCTCATCGCCGTAGAACGAGGTCCTTGGGACGCTCGATGAGTCATGCAGCCAGAACGATGCCGCCGTGCCACCTTCCGGGTCGGACCAGGGCATGCCGGCCGGACTGACGGAGAAAAGGTCCTCTGCAATCAGCAAATAGAACGGGCTGTGATGGGTACGCAGTCCGGAATAAGCATTGTTCCGCTCGTTGATGCACAAGGTCTCGAACGCGACTGGGCAGTCCGTCCCTGGGATTACGAAGCTCCATCCGACCGTCTTGCGTTTGCGGTCGTGCCATCCGACCACGCCTCCGATGTGCACGGGCGCGTCCGGATAGCCGTGCAGGATGTCGCTGTGATCGCTGATGAGCTGGCTGACGCGGAATGAATCAGACTTGAATCCGAGGACAGTGTCCGCTTCATTGAACTGACCGCCCCGAATCGACCAGAAGGTGCGCTGGCGCTGGTCGTAGCCGTAGAGGCCGAGGACCGATTTGATGACGCTCCACTGATGCTGCGTCCCGTGCTGGTCGGATATCTCCAAGAAGTTGTCAGAGAGCACCTCGCCTTCTCCGATGACGAAGTTCCCTCCTTGACCATCGCCGACCAGTGCCCGTTCGTTGACGATATGGCCGATGATGCCGCGCTCCTTGATGGAAATCAGTCTTCCGCTCTCTGATGAGATGCGGATGATCTGCCCCATCCTGCGATCAAAGTCGACGTAGGCCGCAAGGCTCCATTGCCGATAGGCGTCAGCGAAAGAGCCCTCAAGGTATTCCGGCGTATAGCGCACCCTCACCGGGTACTCGTTCGTCGACTCCGGTATCAATGCATCGAATCCGATGCGGGCATAGATGCCAAGCACCTCGTTGTACCCCAGATTGAGCGCTGCGCTCTCATCCTGAGAACCGTAATTCGTGCAGAAGGCGCTTGCGCTGGTCTCCGGGTAGTACGTCAACCCGTTCGCCGCTCTCCGCATGGCGGTATTCATGCGCATCTCCTGGGAGAGCCCGAAGAGGTTGCCGTACTTGTAGTATCGTCCAGCGGTCGCTTCCTCGTTCCCGCGCTCTCCAGCGGAAGCGAGATTGCGGTGATAGCATCGTGAGATGAAGCAGTCGCCACGATAGAAGATCGTGGAACCGATGGTGGAGACATCGCCCAATGGGATGAAGTCGCTGACACGATGGTAGAACTCGCGCCTTGGATCATACACCGTGGCATAATCAATGACCGTCGGGTCGGTCCGATAGACATTCACCAATGCGACGTTGGATGGCTCTAGGAGCGGCCTCTCTTGCAGGAAGTCATCGAAATCAGCATTCAGCCCAGTGCCATCAGTCTGTATGCCGATGTACGCTCGCTGGCGCATTTCGCGCGATTGACGCCTTCTATCCGCGTTCAGGTCCTCGGAATAGAAGAAGTAGGAGAACCCGGCAGAGACATTGCTTGGCGTCGCCTCATAGAACCGGCTCGTGAAAAGAGGGCCTGGAACGGGATTCGGGTCCGATTCCCTGACATTATAAAGCAGCGCGGCCCCGTAATTCGTGCTGTCCGGCGTAATGGATTCCGGAGCGAAATTCCCTTGCTCCCATTTCCAGTGCGGAAGCCGCTGATCGGTCGGATCCATTTTCGATGCGACAACGGTCGACCGGCCTTGAATCATCAAGGTGTATCGTCCATTGGTGAACCCCCGATCAAAGAAGTGGTCGGAAGAGAACAGTCCGAACCGATGAGCCGCCCGCGAGCACCATGAGCCATTGTCTATCGTGCTGCTGATCGTCGCGGCGCCTACCAGGATGTCAACGAACGGAACGTCCAGCGTCGGAGCGAATGGAGGGTAGTCCGGCAGGTATTGGGAGAATTCCGCTATGCAGTTGGGCGTATGGCCGTAACCAGTAAGTGGTGGGGCGAACAGAGGAACGTCATCAGCGAATGAAGGCCTCCAGCAATTCGACACATGGCCCTGCGCGATCATCTGGGCCCTGCGCGGAGCGCGCATCAGGTAGAAGCCGCACACGTTGTCCTGGATGAACTGAGTGAGCACGACGGAGGATGTGTCCAGCTTCACGCCGAGCACCTGGAAGTCCTGGCCATTCCCGAGGCCGCGATCACGCAGATAGGCGTAATCGGTGTTCATGTTGCTGGGCATCCTGAGAACGCCGTTCACGTTCGTTGTCGTCGCTCCTGGGTCGAACCAAGCATCATATCCGCGAATCGGATAGGGCCTTGTCTCCTTGCCGTTCTTGAGCACGAAGGAGATTGCGAAGGCATAGGGCTCGGAGCGGAAATAACCGGTGTAGTCACGTACCCGCTGCCAATCCTTGTACGCAAGATTCACAGGGCCATTATCGATGAAGTCTCCATCGTGCATCTCGTACTGCTCGTCCGGGTCGCATGGCTTGATGAGGAATTGCTGCGCAAGCAATCGGAAGTCGTCGGATTCAGGAATCGAGCCCTTCCAGTTCGCGCCCCACATGCGCCGCTCGAACAACGTGATGCTCCGCGGGCAATCATCAAGCGATTTGCGACTGATGAGCTCGTCGAATGTGAGATCGATGAGCGTCTCGCTCCCCGTGATGACGATGCTGGTGGACCCGCCTCCTGATGGGATCGGATACAGCACATCGACCAGCTTCGTGACAAAAGAGGATCCCGTATAGCGCACGAAGCCGATCTCGAAGTAGGTGAAGAACCCATCCAGATTGCTCAGCGTGACCTGGATGGACTTCCCGGATGGAGCATCCTCCGCCGATCCATCGGTCAAGATGCCGCCGGTGAGCGAGTCATTGAAAAGAGGCAGAGGGAATGACTCCGAAAGGAAAGAAGTGGCATCAAGCGTCGAGGTCTTGTAGCGCACATACAGGATCACATTGCCAGAAAGCCATGAGCCGCCTTCCGCCAATGCGACAGTGGTGAATTCAGGATGCGGGCAGCTTTCGAAGAAGGCGTCCGTGCCCTGGTAGAACCCATTCACCCAGTACAGCGCATTGTTGTAGACGCCGGTCGCATTGTGGAATCCTGAATTGATCACGCGCAACGGATTGCGCCAGTCCGCGATGTAGATGTTGACGCTGCCATCGAAGCGGATGCTCAGCTCCACTTCGCACTGCCGGTCCTCCGCGAAATTGAACTGCGTGGTCCGGAACGCCGTGCGAACAGCCAGAGAGTCGGCCGGGTCGACCGCTCCGGTCCAGTTGAGCAGCGGCCGATACACATGGTCGAACCCTCCCGTGCCGGCAACGGCCGGCGATGGATACGTGCCCACCTCACCCTCGCCAGTCTCCTCATTGAACGAGACAATGTAGGTCACGCCATTGATCTCATTCGCCCCCATCGGCAAGAAGCCAGGACTCAGGGCGAATTGCTCTTCATTGCCCCGGATATTGACCAGCACGTGGCCTTGCCCATCCTCCGGCTGCCAAGCGAAATTGACGGCCTGCCTGGGCCGGTTCAGCGCAATTCGGTGGGGCGCGCTATCACGGTCGATTCCGCCATCGAATGAGATGCTGGTCGTCATCGGCGGAACGGATTGAATCGGACCGGCGACTGCAGGTGCCGAGCTATGCGGCTCAGCTCGTCGATGGTCATGTTGCGCATGCTGCTCCGCGATTCATTGCGGGCGATGAGCCATTCCCGATGGACGCGATCATAGGCGTCCGGCCTGATCGTGCCCATGAGCGAAGGCTCATACAGCTTCTTGTCGACGATGTACGCGGCAGCGGCTTTGGCGAATCCATCGTCGATGAGCGGGAATCCGTCCTCCGCGACCGGGATGAGCAGCATGTCCACATGGATCTGCTCAAGGTCCGAGCAGATGTGGACACAGCCATTCTTGACCGTGTACTCCACATCCGGACAGGTCCCGCACCCTCCACGGACACGCAGCAGCCGGATGATGTTCTTCGGAAGGGTGGCCATGCGGTCATTCACCGGCAGGGCGATCCCAAGGGCTTCCTCCAGATTGTCGTAGGCCGCAGCCTCTTCCATCGCTTCGAAGCACCAAGCGGCTACTTCGTTCCGGTCCAGGACCATGCTTGGATGGCTCCTTTGGATCCGCTCGATGATGTGGTCAACAGTGAGCTTCAGCATGGTTACCAGTGATGTCCTTGGTCGCGAAGTTCGCGCATCCGGGCCATCAATGGACCTACCATCTTGAAGAGATACCACTTTCCGCCATTCACCTTGCGCACCCACGGCCGGGTCTTCACCACGCCGCCATACACGTTCGGCTGGAGCACCAGGTCGCGCCGGATACGGCTCACGTCCATGTAAGGCTTGAGGTCCGCGATGTGGAGGTAGCCGAAATCCCGTTGGGGCAGGACGAAGCAATCATGCTCAGCGATCATGTCCTCGGCCATCAGCTTCACCATCCGGTGAAGGATGTCCTTGGCCTGCTTAAGGCCCTCACGCTCGGTCTTCTTGCCGAAGAGCAGCGCCCACGAGGCCGGTCGCTTCGGATGCGTGGATTTGTCCAGGTCAAGCAGATCATCGCTATTGAGCTGCTTGACGAACAGGTGCCTGCCGCCGTATGAATAGCGCTTGTTCCTCACTTGGGGCGACGAAGATCGAACTTCGCCATCTTCTTGAACCGGTCCAGCTGCAGATTGTCGCTCCGATTGTCCGGCTGCTTGGGCTTCTCGGTGTAACTCGAGCCATCGCCGATCTCGCTCAAGCGGTCCGCTGGATCCAATGTCGCCGGAGCGTCGAAGCAGTTGGCTTCGCGCACCATCTCCCAATCCAGCTTGTAATCAAGCCCTTCGATGGTCACGATAGCATATTGGCGCAGAACAAAGCCGGAACCGCAGGAACAAGGCTGCTTCTCATCGATTGACACCCCGACCCATTCGAATTGCTCGCCTGGAAGGAACAGCCTCTTGGCGCCACCGCTCATGGGCGCGACCTTCATGCTCTGCGCGATGCGGATGCAGCTCATCAGTCCTTGATTTGGGCGCGGCCGGATTGCCCAGTGTCATCGGCCGCATTGTTCTTGTTATCCGGCACAATAGGCAACGTGCTCAGAAGCTGCTTCAGCACCAGCAGCTCCAAGGTATGCACACGGTCGGCCGGGATGGGGTAGGGCGTCTCTTCGAAGTCCAGCACGCAGCTATTAGAGGCAGGGTCCGCCAGCACGGCTACCATGCGCACGAACTCCACTTGCGGCTCCCGGTTCACGTATGCGCGCTTGCCGATGACCGAGAATGTGGGGACTGGCTCGCAGAAGCGACTAGGCACGTCCCGCAGGAAGGATTCATACGCGCGCTGCTGGAATGAGGTCAGACCGTCAACGGTGCCCAGGTAACGGATCGAGCCGGGCACCGAAAGCACCAACGGAAGATTGATGTAGCGCCGCGTGACGCCAGCGGATTCTCCTTCGCATTGCACCTCATGATCCGAGATGCGCAGGCAATCCATTTCCTGGAAATAGGCCCTGTCAATGCCCAGCCCCATGCGGGCTTGATCACCTACCAGGATTGCGCGTTTGTCCGCTATGAGCTTGTCGATGAATCCATATTCCAGCCGGCCATCATCGCTTGGAATCTGGCCGGTGGCCTGGCTGATGATGCTGTCCCTGAGCTCGGCTAGCGTCGGCATTCCGGTCGCGTATCGCCCCAAATGTAGAGAGAAGGGTCCAGCAGGCGTAATTGAGCAATGCGAGGCCGCAGATGAAAGCTATGCCATAGTAAGTCGCCCAGAGCCACGAAGGGCCATCCAGCAGCCATAGGATGAACTGAGGAGCGCCCCATATCGATGCCATACAGGTGTCGCACAGCAGGAGCGGCTTCGCCAGCCATTCGGGGAATAAACCGCGCCTGACGCGGTTCGATAACCATTGCTTGACCCCTGAAAGAATGCCGCCCGGCAGGCTGGCTACGGTGACTCCACCGCAGACCAGCACTGCCAGGCTAAGCATCTCGAAGAAATTCGGCTTCAGCAGCTCCATTCCTTCTTCTTCTTCTTAGGTACCCGTTCCGGTACCGGTGCCGGTTCCGCTCAGAGCCTCGCCGCGGCACGTGATGGCCCCGACGATTTCATCATCGAAGTTGGCATTGAACCCGGTCGCTGCGCTGTTCGCCCAGATCTCCACATCCAGGAACCGGCCCACTTCCGCATTGCTCAAGTGGGGGTCCTTGCTCACCGCTACGGGATTGATGCGGAAGCGGTACACGCAGTACGTGCCGCAGTACGCGATCTCGGGACGGTTGAAGATGTGGCCAGGGAGGATGGGCCATTCGCGCGCCACTTGCGAGGCGGGCAGGACGGCATCCACGTGCGCGACATTGCTGCCGCCCGTGGTCGCCACCGTTCCGCTCTGCACGAACGCGTTGAAGCCGCACGACGCATTGTCGCTGTCGCAATCCTTCTCCGTGAGCGTGAAGGCGGTCTGGTTGGGCGTTGAGCCCACAGCGGCCGCTGTCACCACGCTGTTCGGATCGGAATTGATCTGCGCGACGATGGACGTGATGATCTGATCCACGGTTGGCGTAGCGCCATTCGGGTCCACGTAATCGTAGATGGCCAAACGAGGGAACACCTCATGGGTGCGGTACGTCTTCAGGCACGGAGCGCCTTCGATGGTGATGTGCCAGGCGAAGGGGCACTCACAGGTGCTTGAAGGAACGGTCGGGGTGACCGTCACGATCTGCTTGGTGCAGGCTACGGGGCAAGAGCGGTAGCAGCTTCCGGCCTCGACGCTCGCCGCAGCGAAGTCAGGCAGGCCGATGATGCTCACGATGCCCGAATTCACCTGCACGGTGTCAGCGGTGAACGTGTTGAACACGATCCGCTTCGGCATGGTTGTCAGAGACATGGCTGTGTCGGTGTTTTATGCTTTCAACTGATCCTCTTGGGCACGGGTCATCAACCTCGGGTCAGCGGTCACTTGCAGCTTGTGCCTGACCGCGAGGTCCGTCACTTGCTGATTGACCTCTGGAGGCAGCTCAGGCTGCCATCCATTGACCACGGAGATCGGCTTCGGGTGCCTGATGTACTCGATCCTGGCTTGACCGGCATAGGAGCCCGGTCCAGCCTTCACACGCATGACGCTTTCTTGGAGCATGTACCGAGGACGTGCATCCGTCGGCCTTGAGAATGGGCGGCGCCTGACTTCCAGGGCGGCATCCCTGCGGAGCGGCCGGGCCATGACCCAGCCATCCGCAGAAACGCATTCCACAGGGGTCTGCGTCCCATTCTTGAACAGCTTCACCGCTGCGTTCAGCAGGAACAGATAGCCGTGGCTCTGGCCCGGTGCTGGCGATGCCGTGTAAGGAAGCTGGAAGACCTCTTGCTCAGAGGTCTGCGCTCCCGCATTGGCAATCACCAGTGGAGGCGGGATGAGCACCCGCAAGGCATCCATTCGCTTCTGGTCCCGTTCCAGCAGCTCGTAGCTGTTCATGATCCATTGACGCTGAGCGGCCGTGATGAGCACGTCGAATTCAGGTGGTGACACCGTTCCCTGGTTCGCCTTGTTGATGGCTAACAGGAAGTATCCGTACATCTCACTGGCCGTTATCATGCGCGTTCAGGTTGTTACAGGTCCGTTTCTTCGGCCGATCCTGCTTCCGGAAGAGCGTTCGCTGTCGTCCCGACCTGCGCATTCAGCTTCGCGTGAAGCTGGCTCGCATAGTCGGAGTTCGCCGGATTCTTGAGCCAAGCGACGGCTTCATCCTGGTCGATGCCCAGAATGACGTCACCGTGCTTGATCACGCCTTTCTCCCGGGACAGGATCCCGTACCCTACGAGCTTGTTGATGAAGGCCGCATGCTTCCACTCGTCGTTCGCGAGCCACTTCATCAGCTGCTGAGGCTGATCCATGGCCATTGATTTGACGTAGCCGTCGCACGCTTCCTCCGACATCACCCGCGCGCGCTGTCCGGCGAAGAACGCCAGATTGCGCTTCTCCGTCGCCGTGAGGCGCCGGACCTTCTCGAGGGCCTGGAACACCAGGTCTGCCTTGGTCGACTTCGCCTTGGCTTCCGCATCCTCGTCCAACAGATAGAAGCGATGCTCACTCGAGGGGTTGATGGCCTCCCGGTTCGGCGCGAGGTAGCCCGATTGGCGGAGGATGGCCAGCCGGAGCTGCGCCACCGCGCTGTCATCGAACTCATTCCCGTGCCGGAACTCGAAGGCTGAGTCACGGTCCGTGATGCGGATGCCGTTGATCACCGCCTCGTAGTAGGGCTCTTTCGCTTTGTCGTTGTACTTGGCCGGATACTGATTCTCCCCGATCAGGAACGCTTGCCGCGCTTCATCGAAATAGGGCTCGACGAACACGGGCGAGAACTCGTAGGACTTCTTGATTGCCAGGATCTTGGTGGTCTTCATGGGATCTGTTGTTGGCTGGGTTGGTGATTACCGGCGACGGGCCTTGCTGAGCTGGGCGAAACCACGGGGATCGCGCAGGATGAGCCCGGTCTCCCAGAGCGCATGGACCTGCATGCCATCCACCGGCGAGCTTGCCAGCATGTACTTGCCGCCTTCGCCGACGCCTGGCACGAGCGGGCCGGAGCCTGTCATGCCGTTGATGATGCGGGTGACCATGCGACGGTCCTCTTCGCCGTTGCCGAGGGTCACGAGCTCGACGTTGGGGTCGCCACCGCCGATGGTGTTGCCCAGCGAACAGAAGAAGGCGCGCTCGCTGAAGTTCGAATTGCCGAACTGATCACGCTCGATCGGGCGGTACACGCTGTCCATGTACGGATGGCGCATCACGTGCAGACGAACGCCGCCGAACTCGTACCAGCTGAAGTTGGTCCGGATCCCTTGGCTGCCGTCCGCGTTCTTCTCGAACAGCACGTTGGGGGTCTGTCCCATCTGGTCGCGCATCAGGCGCTGGAACTGGTTGTTGAAGACCTGTCCGCCGCAAACGGCCACCTCCAGCATGTTGCTGTTGGTCACCTGCAGGTTGAGGTTCTCCATCACCTTCTCCAGCATCTTGATGGTTAGCGTGTTGTACTGGAAGCGCAGGCTCGGATCCCCTTGGTTGATGATGCCATCGCCCATCGGGAGGTCACGGCCCAGATCATCCTGCACGTACACGCGGTCATTGGCGTCGATCGTGGCTTGGCCGAAGAGGTACTGGTGCTCCTTGGCGGCGCTGATGCGCTCCATCATCTCGATGTTCTGAGCGTAGTCCCAGAACCGCTGTCCGTTGTGCTCGAGCCACAGCTTGCTGGCCCGGGCGCTGCCGGAGATGGTGTGCTTCATCCGCTGGATGCCCAGGTAGTTCGTGTGCCACTCTCCGAACGTGGTCTTCTCGCTCGCGTCCTCCGAGAGCTCGGGGAACATGGTGTGGCCGAATCCGATCTCCTTGCCGGCGGTGATCAAGGTCGGGTCCACATAGGCCCCGGCCTGGTTGTGGACCAGCTTCACCCGGTAGGTGGTCTGGTCGGCTCCCGACGGCTCTTTGCTGAGCACGTGCAGGAGTGTCGTGCGATCCACCAGCTCCAAGTTGTCGTTGGGGCTGAAGAAATCGGTGTTGATCACGAGGGTGAAGACCGACCCATTGATGCCAGGCGTGTTGCCAGCGCCAGGGGCGTCGATGATCACTCCTTTGCGGACCGATGGGCCCTTCAGTCGCCACATGATCTTGCGGTTGCCGACGACGCGGAAGCGGTCGCCGGTCATGTCCGCGAAGACGCCTGGACGGGAGAGCCCCATCCGGGTGAGGAACGAGCTGAAGGTAGTGAGATTGCCCTCGAAGAGATTGACCGTATTGGTCATGATCTCGGGCTTCGTCATACCCGCATAGGTCAGCATGTTGGTCGTGGTAGTCTTATCGGCGATGTGGCCGATGCTGCCAAGAATCCGCATGACTGTTGTTGTTCAGTTGAAGTTGAGGGCTTGTTCTGCCGGATCAATAATCCTTGAATCCGGATGGCCTTGCGGCGAGGTCCAGGTCGAGCGCTCCGTCCTTCCGCTGGCCGCCTTTAACGGTCCGTGGCGTCAGGTCGAGGCGATCAAGGACATCAGCCTTGGCCTTCTGCTTCTCTTGATTCACGTAAGCGCGCAACCGGCCGCGCTTGGCCATGTCCCAGAGCAGTGCCATCTTGATCACCGCGTCATTGCTTTGCAAATCAGCGTCGAACTGAGAGATGCCTGTCTTGGGGTCCGGCTTGATGAGCTCGATCGCGCGCTTGGTCAGCACGTCGACCGCGCCTTCCTTGGAGAGGTCGATCCCGTAGAAATCGCCATCCGCCTCCTTCACCACATTCGCCATCGCGCTTTGCGCTTCCTTGGTGAATCCGGTGATGAATTCGGTGCTTGCGTAATCGACCTTCTGCCGAGGGGAGTACTTCTCCAATTCCTTCTCACGGTCCGCTTTCTCTTTCCGGAGTCCATCCCGGATCTGCTCGGCCTGCAGCTCCATCTGCTCGGGCGTCGCTTCCATGGCCTTGACGTGCCGCGCGATCTTGTCATCATCCCATCCGGAGGGGTTCGCCTCCGACCTCCCGTACTTGCTGCGCAGCGCGTGCGAAACAAGCTCCGAGTCGGTCATTGCGATCAGCCGGTCGTTCTGATTGATCTCTGCGAAATAGTCCGCTGGCTTTTTCCCTTGGGCCAGCGCGGCCTGGAATCGCCGCACTTCAGGGTGCAGGCTCTGCTCCACAAGGCCGACGAGGAACTCGTCAGCCGTTTCCAAGGTCACCGTTTCCGGCACCTTGATCTCACGTCCGAAACGCTTGGTCAGACTGGACTCCAGGGTCTGACGGAATTGCGCTTCGGACTTCGTGGCGTCATCGTCGGTTCCTCCGCCTTTTCCTTCGGCGGGATCATCGTCGTCTTCGCCATTGCCGTCGTCAGTCGACTCGCCGCCATCATGGAATCCCGATGGTTCAACGAGCGCGCTGTAGATGTCGTCCTGTTCGTTGCCTTTGTCTTCTCCGGTGTTCATGTTCTTGGGGTTGATGGTGGTTATCAGTCCTTTATCTGCTCTTTAGGACGGCCCGAAGATAGGCTCGACGCGCTTTTCGTTGCGGCATCGATGCGCATCTCGAGGCGGCGCAGCAGCGTCTCTATGTCGGTCTTTCGGCCCTGCTCCCTGAGATAAGCCGCCTCCACCGCGGTCTCCTGATCGGAAACGTATTTCGTGGTGTCGCTCTTCAGCCTGGCTTCCTGCATCCGGGTCTGCGCTTCCAGCTGCATCCGCTCCTGCTCGATCTGCAAGGCCGCTTGCTTGGTCTGTGCATCGAGCTGTTCCGCCTGCGTGAGCTGCTGCTTTGCGAAGTTCTCGATCTGTGCCAAGGCCTTCGCCTTCTCGATCTCCGCTTGCTCAGCGCTCTGCTGGGCCTGCTGGCCTCGCTTGAATGCGATGTCTTCAGCCCGCTTCAGCGTCTCTTCCAGCTCATTGAGGTTGTCGATCCGATACGCCTGGATCAACTGACTGGCCGGCAAGGAGCCGCGCACGTAGGCCTGGTTCAGCGCATTCAGCGCAAGATCCATCGCCTGCTCTCGCTTGGCATTATCGCCGATGAAGACCTCGAAGCTGGAATCCTCGAGCGCACCGGCGGCAATCTCGAAGACCCTCTGGCCATCCCTGCCGGCGACGTACTGGCCCCGCTTCCCTTTCGCCCAGGCCATGGGCAGGGTGCGAGCTACGCGCGTCAGCACGCGCTGCACCAGCAGTTCATGCTTCAGGTTGAGCGTTTCGGTGACCCGGGCACTCTGCTCGATCGCCTGCTTGCTGGCTCCGACCAGTTGCTTCTGGTCCATTTCGCCGAGTCGCTGGCGCGGGATGCCCAAGGCGCCGCCCATCATGGATTCCAGCCTGTCCAGCACCATCGCGATCTGCTGGATGGATTGCCCAAGCGTCATGTCGAAGGTGGCGAACTGATTGAACTGCGAACCGAATCGGCCGCTCGGCTGCTCTTTCTGAGAATCGATCCAGCCGATGCCCTGCGAAAGGTGGTAGTACCACTCATCAGGCGACATCTTATCCGGGATCTGCGCCTTGTCCATGATCACCCCTTTGAGGCCGGCAAGGGCGATGAGCCGCTCAAGTTGCCAGTAGGTGATGTTGTAGAGGACGCTGATATCCTTGGTCGCCCAGACGCGTGAATAGGGCTGGCGATCGATCCCATTGTAGGCATAGCCGATGTACCGGCCATGCGCTTTGCCGATGTCATCGATGTCCCGGAACTGGAATGGCAGCTTCCGGATATCGGTGTAGATGTCGTGGCCGATCCGGACGCCTCCCCACCACTCATTCAGGTAGCGATGCTGGATGACCTCATTCTTACGAGGCTTGTCGTTGTCAGTCACCAGATGCACGTGCTCCCCAGAGCCATCCTTCCCAGCAGGCGACTTCTTGAAGGAGATCTTGCGTATCGCCTGCCACTCGCAGATGCAGACCTCGATCAGATTCGAGGCGTAGATCAGATTGCCGGCGTACCCGGTAGGCTCGCAATCATCGACAGAGCCCATCGCCTGAGAATACGAGGACAGATTCGGCGGGATGGAGAGGCTGCTCAAGGTGTTCGCCTGCCGCTCTTTGAGGCGATTAACGTCTTCCGCAGAGAGCCGGTCCCCGAATTCATCCAGGATCTCGGAGGCCGTCATCCATCGCCGCTCAAGCACCGCTGGAACCTCGTCGGTCCAAACGGCATCCATGCTGGACAGGTAGTAGAAGTCGGAGAATCCGACCTTGCGGATACGAGGGTCGCCGCCTTCCCAGACATCCTCCACTTTGTAGACCTCATTGTCCGTCACCAGAAGGTCCCGGAACCCTTCATCGAACATGCGCTTCCATCCGTACTTCTGAGCCAGGTACTCCAATCCTTGCGAGACCTGGACTTCGAGGTGCGTCTTGGCGCTGAGCGCGCTTTGGCGTTCCAGCTCCTCCATTTCATCGGAGAGCACGTATTCCGCTCGCCCAGCCAACCGCTCCGCCTCCTGGATCTCAATCTCCGCCTGCGCGATCAGGATCTGGGTCCGAGGATCGTTCTGGTCCGCGTTAGCGAACTGCTGCCGAACGGCATCCAGCTGAAGGCGCCCAAGGCTCAATTGGCGCTGGACCGCCGCGGTTCGGTCCACAACCGACCGCATGATGCGGTCAACTAGCTCTTTCTTCTTCGATTTCAGCGACTTCTGGTCCACAGCATAGGCCTGAAGATCCAGTCGTCGGCTTTCCTGGGTGGAGATCAGCAGGTCGAAGTACGGCTTGGCGATAGGCATGAACCGCATTCGCGCTGGCTGCCGATAGCCTTCCTTGCCGGTGAGGTATTCGTAGTCCAGTTCGGACTGGTGGGCGTAGAAGAGGTTGTAGCATTGCTCTTCGCGCGTGTGCACAGGACCGCCGAATCCCACGGCCCTGATCATTTGAGCAACGGTCTCCTTGGCCCATTTCGTGGACTCGGATTCCGAGTCCGGCACAATGACGCTGTTCAGCATGCTACAAACGTAGCATCCGGCCGCCCTTCACGACGAATCGCCTCATCTGGAAGGGCTTCTCAGGCTCTACGGCCGTCCGCTTGATGCGGGCATTGTCCTCTGCATGGACTATGGAGTACACAAAAGCATCCACCTCGTCATCGTTCACATCCAGCCTGAAGCGAATGAGCTTATCCAGGAGGACAGGGTCAACGATCTTGTGAGGATTACGTTCCACCCAATCCTGTGCGATGCGGATGCAATGGTGCTTGATGTTCGGATCGACGCCCCAGCGGTTCTGGACCTGGCTGTTGATGGTCGTTGCATAAGCGATGGCTGGACGTTCTTTCAGCAAATGGCCGAATCCATTCGTCAGGTACCAGTTGCCAATGGTCAGATTGGAGTACTCAATCAGGTTCTTGGCCCAGCCATAGAACACGCAGGCCTTTGCGGTATCTTCGAAGAACTCTTCAGCGGTCGGAGGCCTGTTGGCATAACCGAGCACCGGCATGTCATCCGTATCACTCAGCGTATTGAAGAGCTTATGGATGCGCATGCCGCCATCGGAAGCGCGATTCGGATCGGCGGCCTGATCGCGGTCATAACTATCCGTGGCCGCTACATACAAGCCTTTGATGACCTTGCCATCCGGTCCTTTCTGCGGAAGCTCGGTGATGCGGAATCGACCACCCGGCTCTTCCCGCCAATCCACGCCCAAGATATTGCCCTGGCCATCCAGCACCCAGTCAAGCTCGCCTTGCCGCATCTTCGACTGCAGCTCCATGCTCTGATACAACGCTGCTTTCTGTTTCCGGAGCTTGAAAGCATTGAAGACCCCGCCATCAGGTGTCATGAAGCCCTCTTCCGGCGTGATAGGGAACTGCGTGATCTCTTTGAGCAGAAGGTTCTTGTCTGAGGATACCCGGGCCCTTCGCTTGAGGATGATTTCCTTAGCCTTCTCCGGATTGGAATTACCCTCTTCATCCGTGGTTTCCGTGAACATGTAGCCTGGAACGAAGTAGGCTACCCGCGGCTTGCGAGCGTCATCGATCACCACGTCCTCCGGGTCGGACCATTTGTTCTCATAAGACCGGATGCCATAGACATCCGGATTCCGGAAGAGCTTCTCCAGCTGGTCCACGCTGGTGTTGTCCTCGCCACCGGTACCTACGAACAAGGCGGTTCCGGTTTTGACGCCTTCGCTCTCGAGAGCGGGCTTGATATAAGCATAGGAATCGAGCAGATGCTTGAATTTCCCCGCCTCTTCGAAAAGTACCAGCGTCGGAGAAAGACCGACCAGCGCCTGCGCATCCTTGGCCACTCGCAGATGGAGCTCGCTGAAGATGCCCTGGACGGTATCCACGGTATCCACCTTCTCACGGAATGACGCGCGCTTGTAGCCGGCATCATCCGGCTCCCTGTGCTTGTAGAATTCGGTGCTCGCCGCATTATCCAATCCGGCGATGGCCATGTTCCACGTGTTCTTCGCGTACTTCTCCTCGCCAGCGGTGATCACGGATACCGATGACGGGATGAATGAGAAGTTGTAATCAAGCAGATGGCCGCCCTTGAATGAGGCGCCGACCTGACGACGCTTGAACCAGAGGAAGTCCTCATGGTCCCTCAGGGCCAGCTCGAATTCATGATAGAAATCATGGTCGATATCCAGGAAGCGAGGAAGCATCAGGCGCTTGCCCGCGAACCCCTTGCCCGTCCTTCTAATCGGGAAGAAGTTCAGATAGTGGTAATGCCTGCCTGTAATGGTGATGTCGCCCACGGAATATCCCTCAAGGCAACGCTTCTTCTGTTCCAGCCACCATTCAGTCCACTCGTACGATCCCTTCGGCGCCGTAGTGATCCCGTCAATCGCTACGGGCGATAGGTATCGCGTGTTCACGAACATGGTCCGACGGTCGCCTGTTCGATGTCCAGGTCAAAATGCTTCTTAAGCATGGCGATCTTCTCAAGGAACATCCGCTTTCGCGCCTCTGGAGCGTCGCCCATCATGAGCTTGAAATGACGCATACCATTGATCTCAACGTCGGTCCAGAAGACGCCATCGATGCAATGCCCTCCATCCACCTTATGCCACCCATCGGTCAATCCGGCCTGCTCGCAAGGGCATAGCGCTTTCTCTTTCGCCACGTATGCTGCTGATGGTTTCCTGGTCCAGCTCTCTTTCACGATGTCAGGGATGGCCTTCGTCTTCATGAACCCCTTCTCAGGAAGCTCCTTCGTGGACAGCCCACGCTCACGCATGAGCTGAGCCAGGCGGTCCTTCTGCAGATTGCGGCTCACCCTTGTCATCTGGAGCGCAGCAATAGTTGAACGATTTCACTTCGGCCTACCGTGTATCCAGTGGCAAGTGAGGCAAGGGCGTAAAGCACCAGCTTCAGTCGCGTCGGCCGCTTATTCAGCCTTGCATTCTCTTCCCCAAGAGATTCGAGCTGAAGGCTGAAGGATGCCAGGTCCTCGGTCCTGAGCTTATTGAGGTAGGAAACAGAGCTGTCCCTTTCAGCCAACAGGGTCTTCGCGTCCGCTTCGGACCGCTCGTAGCTCAGGATGACCTTTGAAAGGGCCACGCGCTGCGACCTGGACAGCGAATAGCGCATGCTGATGGACCGGAAATCATTGAACGACAGCCGTATCGAGCTGTCTGGCATCAAGCTGACCCCTCGATAAGTATCCAGCGGTAGCAGATCACTCTGCGAAAAGGCTGTCAACGAGGCTGCGAAAGCCAGCAGTATCGAAATGGTTCTTGTAGTCATTCTCCAGGGTCTTTGATTGCATGCTCTCACGCAACTTCTTCCTGAGCGCCAACTCAAAATCGATGCGCTCTCGAGCGGATCTCTCAATCTGCTCTAATTGGCCCATCCTGAACAGGATTGAATCGCGCTTCGGGTTGCTTTGTGACGATTGGACAGGCGCAGGCTTGCGCAGGTCCACGGCCCATCCAAGCACGAATCCGACCGCAAGAGCGATCACTGCGACAATGATGGTCCTTCCCTTCTTTTCCTGCATTGCGCTGATTCTCATTACTTTTGGCCCCGATGATGGAGAAAGCCTCCTTCTGGTGAGGGGCTGACGCAAGCGGGAGCAAGCGTTGGCCCCTCGCGCTTTTCAGGTCTTCTTGACCTCTCCGTTCCGAACACTGAACGCGATCCCGGACGACTTGAACGGCTCGAGCAGCTTAAGCAGCTCCTTCATCGCCTCCTTGCTCTGGACACCGTCCAGGATGCCATCCTTGTTGATGTCGGACCACATCCTGCATGGAAGGATGCACCCTAGGCTATCCGACAGCTTCGGGCCGGCGTAATTGCCGGAATGGATGCGAATGCCGGCACGGCCTTCAGTGCCGCTCACTTGCCACATCCACACGTCGTACCCCTTCATCGCGCTGAACCGGTTCGAGCGGGTCCACTCCAGACGAAGGTCCTCGGAAGCAGCGATGCAGCTGATGCTCTTCGCGTTATCCTTCCATGGAAGCTCAATCGAGCGGATGCCCGCCAAACGGACCGAGGACCTGTTCTCCTCGATCATGAAAGTCCCTAGCGTCGGCTCGTTCTCGACGAAGGGACGGCGCTGAAGGATGATCCTGGTGATCATTGGTCTTCAGGCTGTTTGCCCGGTGAGGTCAGGAAGCCCTGAGCCCGCATCAGGATATGGCGGACGAACAGCGCACCGCAGGAGCCCATCAGGAACCAGACCAGCGGTTGCAGGGCGGCCTCGCCTGTTCCGTTGGCGAACTCTTCACCAGCGGTCATCGCCAGTCCCTTGCGCAGCAAGCCTGTCACGAATTCTGAGAAGTACAGCGTGGCGCCCGTGGCCATCGCATTCCAGATCAAGCCCCACTTGTAGTTCGACCAATAGCGCTTGAAGGAGAAGGCCAGGCCCTCCCGACGCATGGCCTTGGTGACGGTGAGCCATTCGACCAGGGCGAAGCCGATCAGGGCGATGAAAGCGAGCTTGTTCATGCTGCGGGGGTTACAGGGTGAGCGTTGAAGGCCGTGGCCATCCCGAACATCCGGCCCTGCAGGCCGGTGCGTTGACGGCTATTGATGTACGCTGCCCTGCAGCAAGGCGCGATGTACCCAGGCGCTTGGTCGTCCGATGACTGGCCGCAGCAGTTCGAGAGCGTGCCTCCGGCATTGTGCAGCGGACGGTCGCCGAACATCGTCGAGCGCGTCACTGCCTTGATGGGTTTCCCGAAGAAGTTGGCCATAGCGGTTGGTTTGTGCCGCTAAGCTAGTTCTTCTCGGTATTTGGAGCGGCTTCCTGCTCAGGATTCGTGTCAGGCTGCCCATCGGGAGACTCCTGCCAGATGCACTCGGTCATCATCAGGATGGCCGGCTGGATGGATTGCATCTCAGGGATCAGGTCCTGGCTGATCATGTGCACAGGAACTTCGTAGAGCTTATTGGCCATCATGGCCGAGAGCTCGATTTGGAACTCCTTCTCCTTCTCAGCATCCGGGAAAGTGCACTTCCCAGCAGGAGCCCCTTCGGATTTGTCCAGTACGAACCCACCGTCCTTGTCCAGGACCGCGTACTTGCGCAACAGGCTGATTCGGTCCATCTCGGCTTTCTTGGCCACGCGTGAAGCGAACTGGAAGTTCTTCATCACGCCATGAGCCAGTTTCCCGGTGAGCGGCGTCCTGGAGAGCTGCTCGAGCCCGGTCATGTGCTCGCGGAAGAGCTGTTCTGCCGTCATCTTGACCACCTTGTTCTGAAGCATGTTCTTGGGTTTGGGGGCGAATGTAGCGGGATCAATCAATCGACCGCTCGAACATCTTGGGCGCGTACCCTGCGCGGATCTTCTTGATCGCCTCTTCGTTCAGGACCCGCTCCACTTCCTTGAGCCGCTCGAACAAGGAGATGCCCCGTTCCAAGAGCTTGTCCATGTTCACGTCCATGTCGGTGCCCTTGGCATCGGCGATCTCCTTGATGTAGCGATTGATCGCTTCGATCATGCTCCGGTGCAGCTTCATGGCCGGGGTCAGGGAGATGTCCCTGTAGACATCAACCAGGGCCTTCATGAGCGGGTCATCAATGATGGATTCCAGCCAGACCGCATCCCGGTACCGCTTGTCGATGATGCAGCGCTTCAAACGCTCTTCTTCAGGCGCTTTGGCATACGCGCTCCTTGGATCATGCACGAAGAACAGGTAGGAGCCGATGTCCTGGGCCTTATCCTTCGAACCGGCGAAAAGGGGTTTTGCAGCGACCAGTTCCGGCAAGGACTTGAATTGGTCGTTGAAGATGACCTTACCGGCATTGTAGGTCAGCAATGAGCCATGCGCGCTCATTCGGCGGGGGCGAGTTCTTGTGTGTGGAACGTGTCCGACCTGTACTCACCGGCCGAATCGATCCAATTGCAGAGCACTCCGTCCGTGAAACTCCTTCCGATGAGTTCTCCTCGGACGATCCTCTTGCGCAGCAGCTGCATCACATGCATGCGGCGGGCCGTAGGGATGTGAATGACCTCGACCCCCGGCTTGATCCAGCGCTTATTCGGTTCATTCGCCGCCATGCGGCCAAATGTAACCGCGCTCAATAGATCTCGGCGGTGCTCATCAGATGAATCGGCGGCAGTAGAGGTAGGGGTTGGTGCTCGTCTTCAGCACACCGATGGAGGGGCCGCTTGCGGCCGCTCCCAAAATGCGGATCGCGCTGGTGGTGCTGAAGGCGTTCGTGGTGCTGGTCCAAAGGGCTGAGGTGATCAAGAACCCGCTGTGATTGAAGACATCGGAAAGGTTTGAATCTGCGATTGAGTAGAGCGCCTCGAAAGGCGGGATCCACCAATCGGTGCTGCTTTCTACCGTGCTTGCAACGGCAGCGTCTATGGCGCTGTTCCAGTTCACGCCGGACGGCATGCTGCTAGGCCGGTACCACTCAAGGCCGGTTAAGTGGTCTTGAATCACCCGATTGCCGCTGGTAGCCGCTGCCGCACCTGATCTATCCGTGAATCGCAAGGTGTTCCCGTGGATGTTATTGCTGGCCAGCGTATAGAAGTCGGCGCCAAGCTCTGCGTAGGAGGCTGGATATACTGGGCGCGTGTAGTCGAACCATCCTGCCGCGTAGAGCGCGCCTTCGTCACCAGCGCGATATTGAGTGCTTTGCCCGCTCCATAGTAGGCGCCCAAAGCTGTAAACGATGCCACTACGGTAATCGCGCACATCAAGCGCGACCGTGGCAGGAAGGCCCGCCGTGGTGCCGTCCGGCTTGGTGATGGTGCTGTCGGCGATGGCCTGCGTGGC